AACACAATCAACCACAGAAGGAGAACAAGTGTCAGACACTACCGTTCCAGAAGTTGCTCCTGCCGCAGAAACGGTAGAGGCTGCTAAGGTTGAAGTTAAGGCTGCAACAGCACCTTACATTTCAACTTCAGTTCGTAATCCAATCGTTGATAAGGCTTCTTATCTCGAGCACTCAGTACGCGCAAAGTTGGGCTCAGAAGAGTCTCGCATGTATGTTGCAGCAGCAGCAGACACAACAGACAACGCAGGTCTCGTCCCAACACGTCAGTTGACTGAGGTCATCAATGGCATCTCAAACGCAGATCGCCCACTAATCGATTCAATTTCACGCGGCACTCTTCCAGATGCAGGCATGACATTTGAAATCCCTAAGATCACAGTTGCTCCAACAGTTGCAATCGCATCTGAAGGTGGAACACCATCTGAAACAGACCAGAACGCAGCATTTGTTTCAGTAGACGTAAAGAAGTTCATCGGTCAGCAAACATTTAGCCTCGAGCTACTTGACCGCTCATCACCAGCATTCTTTGCTGAACTCGTTCGCCAGATGGAGTTCGCATACGCAAAGGCAACAGATGGTGCAGTCGGAACCGCTCTCATTGCAGGCGGAACAGACGGCGGAAACCGTTCAATCACAGATGGTGCAGACGTAGCTGATTTCGTATCAGATGCAGCAGTATCTATCTACACAAACACACTCGGATTCGCGACAAACATTGCGGTATCACCTGCACAATGGGGCGTCCTTATGGGACTCGTGGACACAGCAAAGCGTCCAATTTTCCAGCAGACAATCAACCCACAGAACGCAGGCGGAGACCTAACTGCAACCGCAGTTCGTGGAAACCTACTCGGATTAAACCTCCGCGTTGCTCGTAACCTTTCAGGTACAGGCGACAACTCAATGATCATCATCAACCCAGATGCTTACACATGGTACGAGAGCCCACGTCTCTCACTCCAGACAAACCTTATCTCAACAGGTCAGGTTCAAGTTGGCTACTATGGTTACGGCGCAATTGCTACCAAGCTTGCAGCTGGTGCATACCGCTGGATGGTTTCCTAAACCAAACTAATCATGGGGGAGCTGCTGCTCCCGGTGGCTCCCCCAGTCGTTTAATAGAGAGGATGTAGAGATGGCTTCAATCGTTACAGTAGCAGAACTAAGGTCGATCCTTGGCGTCTCTACATCCCTTTACAATGACGCATATCTAACCGATGTGATAGATACAGCTGAGGCCGTAATTTTGCCTATGCTTGTTAAGTACGCATCACCAATTTCATCAGTAGAGCTAGAAAGCAATATCGCGACTTATCGCGTACTTGGCGACAATAATTTCACAGCGGGTCAGAGCGTAGTCATCACAGGATGCGGCTCCCCATTTAACGGAACTTTTACAATCCTAGAATCTAGCAATATTGATGCTGAAGGATTTATCTCACGATCAGATTCCCGAATCTTTGTAGATGCAGTTTATTCAGAATTTACAGGCTATTTCACAGTAGCCATTACTAACGCTGATGTTAACTACCGCAAGGTCATTCCTTCGGGCTTGGCAACTCTTTCAGGCGCGTCAACCTACGTTGGTGTCAGCGCCGTAGAATCCGCAGTCCTTGCGGTATCAGTAGAAGTATTTCAATCTCGTATTGCTCCAGGTGGGCAAATTGAGGGTATTGATTTCACCCAGGTGAGCCCTTATCGCTTAGGCCGTAGCTTGTTTAATCGCGTATCAGGATTACTAGGGGCGTACATCGACACCGATTCAATGGTGCAATAAATGCCAGCCTCAACGATTCTTGACACAGTTCGCCAACCATTAGCCACAGCCTTTGCTAACGTAGCAGGCAACGTCTATGCCTACGTCCCAGAGGCTCCCATGGTGCCTTTTGTAGTGACAGTCCCAGATTCACCGTATCTTGAATTAGAGACCATCGGCAAGACAACGCTTCACACAAAGATTAATCTCGTTATCTCAGTAGCGGTTGCCTATAACAGCAACCCTGCATCGCTCGACAATCTCGAGCAGCTCGTCATAAGTGTTCTGAAGGTGATCCCAGCAGGGTACACAATCGGAGCGGTTGAAAAACCAACGGTTACTCAGGTCGGCCCATCCAATGTCTTGGTGGCAGATATCAGAGTTTCTACCTACTACACACAAACAAACTAAGGATAAATAATGGCAACCACAGTAATCACAGGTCGCGATATTTCTCTATCTTTCACAGGTGGAACAGATATCGAGGCTCAGGCACTTTCAGCAGTTCTGACAAAGACCAACGTTCGCGAGACCTACCAGACTCTTGACGGCGAAGCTTACAAGACTGTTAACGTCGAAGGCACATTTGCTCTTTCCATGCTTGCAGACTGGGGCAAGACCTCATCTGTATGCGAAGCACTATGGGCAGCAGCAGAAGCACCAGACACCACAATTTCAGTAACCTTCACAGCAGCTACAGGTGCTCAGTTCGTTTTCCCAATTCTTCCTGAATTTCCAACAGCAGGAGGCGCTGGAACAGACGCACAGACTGTAGACTTCACATTCAAGATTGCAAAGGGCGAAGTCACAGAGACTTTCTCCTAAACAATAGAAACGGGAGCACACAATGCAACAGCAAATAACAATTAAATATATAGATGGATCCGAAACCACTTACATGGTTCGACCACCAGATTACGCCCGCTGGGAGATGACCACTAAAAAGGTCATCGCTCAGTTCGGCGGAATGTGGGACATTCTTTATGTCGCTCACAGCGCCATGAAGCGTGAAGCAGGCGGAAAGCCAACCAAGACACTTGATGTCTGGATGGAATCAGTCGCAGATGTCGAAGTAGGTGAAGGCGACCCAAAAGTCACCCAAGAGGAAGCGTAAGCCGACTCTTAGTTGAACTGGCAATAGCCACGCAGATTCCTATGGATCATTGGCAAACCGCCGAAGATATTCTTACAGCTATAGAGATACTGGAGCAGCGCAATGGCAAGTGAATTAGTAGCACTTGACCAGACTGAACTTCGCCAAGTATTTAAGGCGCTTAAGAACATGGGTGAAGAAGCCAACGATGAGGCCAAGCGTCAATCAGGCGCTTTGGCTGAATTCGCTAGAGCGGAAGTTATCCAGAAGGCAAAGTCTTTACAAAGTAGCAAAGTTGCCGGACGTATTGCAGATGGTTCTAGGGTTAAGAAGTCTAGCCGTATAGGCGAAATTACTTATGGCTTTGCTTCTCAGAAGTTCTCAGGTGGGGCAACCACTAGGGACATCTGGGGCGGTTCAGAATTTGGATCTAACAAGTTTAAGCAGTTCCCGGTGTGGTCAGGCCGCCAAGGTCGAGGCTCTAAGGGTTGGTTTATCTACCCAACACTTCGCAGGATTCAACCTGAGATAGTTGCTAGATGGACTGAATCATTTACTAAGGTATTGAAGGAGTGGGGCTAATGGCAACAGGTACAAGAGCATTAACGCTCAAGCTCCTTGCTGATGTTGATAACTTCACAAAGAACCTCAATAAAGCCGACAAGGACGTTGCTACCTTTGGCGATAAGGTCGGAGAGTTTGGCAAGAAGGCGGGACTGGCCTTTGCGGCAGCCGGCGCAGCAGCCGTTGCTTATGCAGGCAAATTAGCCATTGATGGGGTCAAGGCAGCCATAGAAGATGCTGCTGCACAGACCAAGTTAGCCCTTACCTTAAAGAACGTCACAGGGGCTACAGAAGCCCAAATAGAGGCTACAGAAGATTACATAACAAAGACCTCGTTAGCCGTAGGCTTGACCGACGATGAGCTTCGTCCATCCTTGGAGAGGTTGTCGAGAGCAACCGGAGACCTTAATAAGGCACAGAAACTGCAAGCCGTTGCCATTGATGTGGCAGCAGGATCAGGCAAGTCCCTAGAAACCGTTACCAACGCTTTAGCCAAGGCAGCAGAAGGTCAAACAGCGTCGCTTGCTAAGTTGGGTATTGGCTTAACATCCGCTCAGCTTAAGACCATGGACATGGATGCCATTACTGCCAAATTGGCTGATACTTTTGAGAATCAAGCTTCTGCCAAGGCAAATACATTTCAAGGCAAATTAACCAGGCTACAAATAGCCTTTGATGAAGGCAAAGAAACTGTCGGCGCGTTTATCCTTGACGCCATCACTCCGCTCGTTGAACTTATTGTAAATCGAGTGGTGCCCGCCATCGAAGCATTTACCAGCAACATAGGAAATCAGCTCAGCCCAGTCATTAAAATATTTCAGCCAATTCTTCAAGGTTTGCGTAACGCTTTTAATTCAGTTAGAAACTCTTTGGCTGAAAATAATCAAGAATTGCAACCGTTCTATAATCTTATTAGAAATATAGCCAGTTTTGCCAAAAACACTTTAGCTCCAATTCTAGGCGAAATCCTTGGCGGGGCATTTACAATTCTTGGCAATATCGTTGCCGGACTAATTAACACCTTTGCTTCATTCGTTGACAAAATAACTAAAATTTACAACACTATTAAAGGCATCATCGATGCTATTAAAAGCGCAGGTAGCGCGGTAGGCAACTTCATTGGTGGAGCATCTGCGTCTAGTGGGGCTTCATTTTCAAATGCTGCTGTTTCATCCGCTGCAATTGCTCCGACTCCTTCGATGCCATCTGACGGAATGATTACATATAACCCTTCAACTGGCCTTAATTACAACCCTAACGCTGGGGTTAACATTACCGTAAACGGGGCCATAGATCCTGAATCTACAGCCCGCCAAATCGTAGGCCTTCTTAACGATTCCTCAGCTCGAGGAACCCTAGGTGGGAGCTTAATTTATTCATGACCGCCTGGACTCCCACCTATAAAATTCAGGTAGATGGCTATGAAGTAACCGATGTTACTCTTGCCAGCCTCACGGTAACTTCTGGCCGTACCGACATTAATCAGCAGCCAGTTGCGGGATATTGCCAATTGCAATTAATCAACTTTGATAACAGTTCTTATGACTTTACTGTAGGTACCAGCCTCTCCGTTCAAGTAACTGATTCAAACAATAACTTTGTCCCTATTTTTGGCGGATATATTTCAGACTTTACTATTGCCGTTAATCGTGCTGGTGATCTCGGATATACAACCGCTGCAAGTATTACCGCTTTGGGCGCATTATCTAAATTGCCAAAGATTATCGATGACGGAATCCTGTCTCAAGATTTTGATGGCGACCAGATTTACACGCTTTTATCTGGATACCTTTTAGGTCAATGGAATGAGGTTCCAGCAGCTGAAACATGGGCTACCTACAATCCCACCGAAACTTGGGCTAATGCCGTAAATATTGGGCTCGGAGATATTGACCAGCCAGGTGATTACGAGATGATTAGCAGATCCTCAAGCAAAACAGACCTTTACTCACTTTGCACAGATATTGCTAATTCTGCATTTGGAGTTCTTTACGAAGATTCAAATGGCAATATCGGTTATGCCGACCAGACCCATCGACAGGATTATCTAGCCGCCAATGGTTACACGATTCTTGACGCTAACCACGCTAATGGGATAGGGCTAGCTGCGACTACTCGCTCTGGAGACCTTCGAAACTATTTCAACATTATTTACGATAACAACGGAAATCAGTCTTATGTGGCTGAGGACATAACCAGCCAGTCTCTTTATGGCACTTATGCCGAGTCCTACATTTCCCGGATTAAGAGCACAACAGACGCCGAAAACCTTGCAGATCGATATATCCAATTAAGGGCTTACCCATACCCTAAATTTCAAAACATTACTTTCGTCCTTGGCAACCCTGAAATCGACGATAGCGACAGAGATGCGCTTATTAACGTATTTTTAGGGCAACCGGTTTGGATTCAGAATTTGCCACCTAATATCACCAATGGGTCGTTTCAGGGCTATGTTGAGGGCTGGACGTTTAGGGCAAGCCTAAATAACCTTTCCATAACCTTTAACGCATCTCCCATAAGTTTCTCGCAAGTTGCGGTAAAATGGGAGCAGGTAAATGCAGCGGAGACATGGAACACACTTAACAACAGCCTAACCTGGCTAGATGCGATTGGAGTCGTAGCGTAATGGCAACAACAACTACTAACTTTGGCTGGGATATCCCCCAGTCAACTGACTTGGTGAAGGATGGCGCTACTGCTATTGCTGCGCTAGGGCAAGACATTGATACAGCTCTGGTAGACCTTAAGGGTGGCACTACTGGTCAAGTATTAGCCAAGGCATCAGGTACAGACCTTGATTTCTCATGGGTTGCTGTAGATCCTTTAACAATCCTCGATGCAAAAGGCGATTTGATATCAGCTACAGCAGCAGACACGCCAGCACGTTTAGCGGTCGGTACAAACGGACAAGTTCTTACAGCTGATTCAACAGCTTCAACAGGCTTGAAATGGGCAACACCTGCCGGCGGCGGGGGCAAAGTCCTACAGGTGGTTCAAGGTACTTATTCCACAGACGTGGCCATTGCTTCTACTTCCATGACAGACACAGGTTTGTCATTATCCATCACACCAAGTTCAGCGACTAGCAAAGTTTTGGTTATCGTAACTCAATCAATTTATATAGCAGGCTTGGCTGAACTTCGCGGTTTTGGCCATAATATAGTTCGGGATTCAACAACAGTTTACAATGGTGGAAACGGAAATCTTGCTTTTTCATTTAGAACTGGCAAACCTGCGGACAATAACAACGCTTTTAGAATTCAAATGACACCAAGTTATTTAGATTCGCCTGCTACGACTTCGGCAATAACATATAAGACACAAGCAGCAATCAACTCAACTGCCGACAGCAGTTCAATTACAGCGCAAGACAATAACCAAACAGCAGTGATGATTCTTATGGAAATTGGTGCATAATGCTTACACATTCTGAAAAACTTGTTTTAGCAGTTAAATCTCTACGTCCAGAGGCGGAGTTTTCAATTATTGGCGGAGATTACTCAACCGTTAAATGGGATGTGTTAGAAGGTAATGCTCCGACAAAGAAAGAAATCGACGATGCTATTGTCGCAGTTGAAAAGGCAGAGGCTGCAAAAGAGGCTGCAATTATTGATACAAAGCAAGCAGTTTTGGAAAAACTTGGCCTAACCGCTGAAGAAGTTGCTGCTCTATTGGCATGAAAGCAAAACTATGCAAGGCGGGTGTTCAGCTTCGTGAGCAAATCGATGACGCGTTCCCCGATAGAGATCGTAGTAGTGATGGCTGGATTGCCGATTCCCGTCATGTTGCTGCGGGTAAGTCTGATCACATCCCCAATGCTTCAGGCTGGGTATGTGCCATCGACGTTGACCGAGACCTTGCAGGTAAATCCGGTAAGCCAGACCTCATGCCTAATTTGGCAGATCAGATTCGTCAAGCTGCAAAAAGAGACAAGCGCATTAAGTACATCATTTTTGATGGACGAATTGCATCACCTATCTTGGCTTGGCGTTGGAGAACTTACAAAGGATCTAATCCGCACCGCAAACATTGCCATATTTCTTTCACTAAAAAAGGCGAGTCGGATGGCTCGTTCTTTAATATCCCGATGATAGGCGGAACCGAATGAACATGAAGAACCCATACGTCCTAACTGCAGGCGCTTTCCTTTCGGCTTGGGCTGCATCTAACTTTGCATTGGATTATCGCTCAGTTCTCTGGGCTGTATTAGCGGGCGTATTCGGATACGCAACTCCGAAGAAGTGACCGCGGCAGACCTCGCAGCTTGGGCTGTAGGAGTAGTTACAGTTCTAGGTGGCTTGGCTGCTTACACGCAGTTCATGATTAAACATTACCTAAGCGAACTTAAACCCAATTCAGGCTCAAGCCTCAAGGATCAGGTATCTCGTTTAGAAGCGCGTGTCGATACCATAATCGAGATGTTAGGTAAGTAACACTTAGACTATGGCAAGGAAACGACCAGTCATAGACTTAGATACTTATAGCGCGCTCGATGCTTACTGCATAGCGATGAACGAGTATTACAAGTCATTGCGCCGCGCAGGATTCTCAGAGACTCATGCTTTCTGGATGCTCGGTGATCGTGAATCTTTCCCAGATTGGATTATTCCAGGCTTACCCAATCGCATAGACAATATCCCCTACGAAGATGAGGATGACGATTAAGCGAATCGTAATACTTTCAGACTTGCAGGTGCCTTTCGAGGATGTGCATGTCACACGCAATATTGCCAAGTTTTTACAGACCTTTAAGCCAGACCAGACAGTTACCATAGGTGACGAAATTGACTTCCAAACCATCTCTAAATGGAGCGAGGGAACCCCTCAAGCCTACGAGCAGAGTCTTGGCGATGATCGTGACAGATGCGTCGAACTCCTCTGGGAGTTGGGTGTTACTGACTGCATCAGAAGCAACCACACAGATAGACTTTATAACATCATCATGAAGAAGATTCCAAGCTTCTTATCCTTGCCAGAGCTTAGATTCGAGAAGTTCATGAAGTTCGATGAACTGGGCATTACCTTCCATAAGAACCCGATGGCTATCGCTCCAGGCTGGATTGCCGTCCACGGCGACCATACGCCTATCAAGCAGCTGGGCGGTTTAAGCGCCTTAGAAGCGGCTCGTAGGCATGGAAAGAACGTTATCTCTGGTCATACCCATAGAGCAGGCCGTAGCGCCTTCACAGAAGCCTCTGGAGGCCGTTTAGGGCGTGTTTTACATGGAGTCGAGGTAGGTAATCTCATGGACTTCAAACAGGCCTCATACACCAAGGGAACGGCAAATTGGCAGCAAGCCTTTGCCATCATGTATGTTCATGGATCAGTAGTCCAGGTAGACATAATCAACATTGAGAAAAATGGCACTTTTATCGTCCAAGGCAAGGTTTATGGACGCGCCCGCTAGCATCGCTATCCCCTATATGGAGGATGAAGACCCTAGCCAAATCGTTATCGTTTCGTTATCTAAAAAAGGCGGATGTCGATTTAGGTTCTAGTAAGGTTCTCTTTGTAAGGCTGGCGAAATCCCCATTGGGAGAGTAGGACTAGAACCAGCCTTACACCTAACAAAGGGAGCAAAATGACAATTCTACATTTAATACTATTAGCCAGTCATGGCTTACTAGCTGTTCTGATGTACAAAACAGGTTTTCACGATGGACAAGTAGAAGGCCGCATTGAGCAGTTCCAGAGAGTCAACGGATGAACGCCGGTGACTACCTCAACGAAGCAAGAGCAATCATTCAAGATCGTGGAATGGACTACGGACACCCGACAGACAACATGTCCAGAACCGCATCCCTATGGTCTGCATACCTCGAAATGCCGATTGAAGATTACCAAGTGGCTATGTGCCTTGCACTTGTCAAAGTCGCTCGATCAATGGAATCTGGAAAGGTCGATAATTACGTCGACGGAGCAGCATACTTTGCTATATCAGGACAACTGAGAACTGAGGAGAATGACTTATATGTTTAATTTAGAGGATTACGAGACAGTCGAAGAGCGACTGGTTAAATTTTGGAAGGAACATCCCGATGGTCAGATTCACACGAAATTGCTGGATCACAATTCTTCTCGCTTTATCGTTGAAGCTAGTATCTTTCGAACTGAGGCTGATGTTAGACCTTGGACGACTGGCCTTGCTGAAGAAACAGTCCAGGGTCGCGGCGTCAATGCTACTTCTGCTCTTGAGAATTGCGAAACGAGTGCGATTGGTCGCGCTCTCGCAAATGCGGGCTACGCTACTAAAGGAAAGAGAGCGTCTCGCGAAGAAATGTCGAAGGTTGCCAAAGGCGTTGAAGTAAAGGCTAAGGTCGAAGAAGTAAAGGCTAAGATGGCTCAGACTTCAGGTGAATATGTGCCAGTTCCAGTAGAATCAGATCCATGGAGTCAGAGTTTTGCTGCGCCAGTTCAGACTATGGAAACAGCAGTCGAGATGGTGAAATCTACATTGGGTGCCACGCCGGTGGACGAGAGTTGCATTCATGGCGCACGAATCTGGAAAACAGGGACTAGCAAGGCAGGCAAGCCTTGGGGTCATTGGAAGTGCGTTGCAGCTGTAACTAGAGACATGCCAGGTGGCGATGCTAAACCATGTGATCCTATTTGGTACGAGATTGACAAAGCAACAGGTCAATGGAAACCACAGGTGCCTCGTGGGTAAATTATTTTTTCGTAATCAAGATGACGAGTGGGAGCAATTCCCTACCGATGAGCAGTTACAAGCTGCACAGGCAGCAGCTTATGATTTACAGCAGTTAGGCTTTGCCATTATCTGCCAGTTATGCAATACCCCACCAACAGTTCAACAAATTAAACAGAGGGCCTTGCAAAACGAGTGGAAGTGCGACAAGTGCCACACAATAAATTCTGCTGGGAAGGCATAACCTAATCAATGCCTAGCCAAAGCAGGAAACATCGAGGCTTTCGTACTGAGCGAGTGGTCGCAACCTATCTCTCGCAATGGTGGAGAAGCGCAAGCATCGGTAGGGGGTCTGGGAAAGACATTCACAATGTCCCGTTCGACATAGAAGTCAAAGCTAGAAGCGATTTCCAGCCCCTAACATGGTTGAAACAGGTTGAGAAGAGAGCGCAAGGCAAGGAGCTGAGCGCGGTGGTGTGTCGCATGAATTCCCAAGGTGAAAATGCTTCAGAGTATTTGGCGTTTATGCGATTTCAAGACTTGGTTCAACTATTGCTACAAGCAGGTTACGGCGATATACAGAAAGATTCGGTAGAATTAGAGCCTGAGAGATGCACATCTTGTGGATCGTGGAAGCTAAAGGAAGTCCCATGCCGGACATGCGAGAAGGCCAATAATGCCAATCTATGAGTTTGAATGTACCAACGAGGAGTGCGAGGCTAACTTGCGCTACGAGAAGGAAATGAGTATCCATGAACCCCATTCAGTCACATGCCAGTTCTGTCATAGCCAAATGCAGAAAATCTATTCAGTCCCGAGTATCCAGTTCAAGGGTTCGGGCTTTTACAGTACGGATCAATAAATGCCTCAATGCTCATTCTGTGATTCAGAAGCTTTACCAGACCTTACTCGAGTCTATGAAAAGACCGGGATTGTCCATCATTGTCAGAAATGTTTTAACGAGTTCGAAGCAGACTAGTTACACACAGGCTGTGGATAACTTGACACAAAAGTTAACTTCACGCTTAAGACACGCCGATGTTATACACATGCTTGACTTGGCGAGTACACTCTTGGCTAGAGCCTTCAAAGGCTCAGGGCGGGCGCCTAAGCGCATAGCCCGCCCGGTAGCAATCGTTATTGGGATAGCTCTGTCTATGCAGAGTACTGCTATAGGACAAGGCTCAATAGATCCATATTATGATTTACATTCATTAGCTGATTATCAACTTACAAATAGACAATTAGATTGTCATAATGAGATTACATTTAGAGAGTCCAGTAATCGAATAGATGCTCGTAATGGTAGTCATTATGGGTACTACCAGATACGCAATACCAAGCTGATAGATGCTCCATATGATTATCAGTTCTACTTCTATTGGAAGTATGTCCAACACAGATACGGCATTACCAAGTATGATGAGCCTGACTATTGTAGGGCGTTACATCATCTAAAGACCAAAGGATGGCAATGAGTATTATCTGTAGGCTCTTGGGTCATCGTATAGTGATAGTAAGAGATGATGAGTATGGGATGTATGTCTATTGCAAAAGATGTAAGAGGCAGTTCAAATGAGAGGCAAATTATGTTGGTTGCTTGGTCATAAGTTCTGCTCATTCCACGAGCAAGATATTCATTACGCCTTTTGCGTACATTGCTATAAGAGTCACTATGTCAAGCTTAACTAACAAAGGTTCTACTTCTCAATGGAGAAGGATAAGAGAACAGATCATAAGACGTGATGGATGTTGCCAGATGTGTGGGACTGAGGAACGCCTAAGCGTTGACCACATTGTGCCTAGAGTGCTGGGTGGAACCGATAGCCCTGATAACTTGCAAGTATTGTGCTCATCATGCAATAGCAGCAAGGGGGGTAGGTTTTTTGATAGGGATAAAACACCTCCGACCCTTCATGGTTTAATTTCCCCTAAAAACGCCTCAACAAGTCATTATCGGCTTAAATCGGATGAGAACCAGTCATGACGGCTGAAAACGTCTCAGATGGGCTGCAAACGGCTGAGGTAGGGGTAACAGAAGTCCGTTATGGATCACAAACACCTAGAATTCGTTCGAAGCCTTTGGATTTACCTACTCGAGGCGATGAAATGGTGCAGTTCTGCATCGACATCGGCTTTCCGCTCTTACCTTGGCAGGCAGACTTGGCTCGCGAATGTTTACGCTACAAGGCTGATGGCCGTTGGGCTCACCCCCTAATAGGCATTTTGCTTCCACGCCAACAAGGAAAATCTACTTTCATGGCGCTTAGAATCTTGTTCGGAATCTATGTTTTGGACGAGAAAATGCACCTTGCTACAGCTCATACACTCAATACCGCTGCTGAAATCTTTTACAAAGTGGGATTGATGATTCAAGATAGCGACTTATTACTGAGCAACTTTGATAAAAAATACGAAAGCAAAGGTTCTCAAGAGATGCGCTTTAAGAATGGCGCTCGCTATCTCATCAGAGCCGGAAACTCAGCGGCTCGCGGTATTGCTGCTCCGGACGTAATCCATATTGACGAGTTACGAGAATTCGACACAGAAGATGTCTGGTCATCGATGCGATTTACTCAGATGAGTAATCCCAACCCGCAAGCTTATGTCTATTCCAACGCAGGTCATGCTAACTCAGTTCTACTGCATAAGTTCAGAGAGCGCGGCCTTGCAGCTAGCGAAGGGGCAGAAGATTCTATTGGTTGGTTCGAATGGAGCGCTGAGCCAGGCGCTGAGATAACCGACAAGGAAGCCTGGTACCAAAGTAATCCCAGCCTTGGTCACACAGTCCACGAGGACAATATCAAGGACAGCCTTTCGGATCGTGAGGATATTTTCCGCACCGAGATATTGTGTCAATTTGTAAGCATGATAAATCCTGTGATTTCAGAAGCAGAATGGAAGAAATGCAAGGTCGATGACCTGCCTCAATTAAACGTCGAACATGATACTTGGATGGCGATAGACCTTAGCCCGGACAGAAAGCATGGGTCGCTCGTTGCCGGCCAAAGAATCGATGGAGATAGATTTATGGTCAGCCTTCTTCATACTTGGTTTAACCCAGTCAACCTTGATGATAAAGAAATGGCCAACGATATTGCTTACTGGGTTCGCAAGTTCCCAGTTAATGCCGTTGCCTATAGCAAGTCCACCGCTTCAGCGGTTGCAGCGCGTCTAGCGCCTGCCGGAATCCCTATCCATGAAATTACAGGTCAGGAATATCAACAGAGCTGCGATGAATTCGTTTCAGCAGTCTCTAGCCTTCGCCTTGCCCATTCAGATCAAGAGGAATTAACTAAGCAGGTTCTCAGCGCCGTTAAATTAACTCGAGGTGATGGCGGTTGGGTCATGGGACGTAAAGCTTCAGGAATTGTCTGCGGTGCAGTTGCCTCAGCAATGGTCACTCACTTTGCGACACGCGCTGAATCGGAAGTTGACATTCAGATAGGATAATGTCTAGGCAATAGCGTATAATATGTCCAATGGGAATCCGGGACATCTTTACATCTTCTAAGCCAGTCGAGGTTACAGTCGACGCGGCTTCAGCGCCAGCGCCTTTCAATAACACAGCTTCTTTTAATCCTTTCGTATTTACCCAGTCAGTTGCAAGCCGTCAGCAAGCGATGGCAGTACCAACAATCGCACGCGCTAGAAATATCATCTGTTCAACCCTTGCCGCTTTGCCACTTGAGCAATATTCAAAGCTCGATGGTTCACACATGGGAACACCTGGAGTAATTAATCAGCCAGACCCACGCGTTCCTGGATCAGCAATTTATGCGTGGCTAGCAGAAGATTTACTATTCCATGGCGTTGGTTATGGACAGGTTATGGAGCAGTACGGAGACACAGGTCGCGTACGCGCATGGACTCGAGTCGCACCAGATCGTGTAACTGTAAAGTTAAATCATAACGATACTGAAATTGTCGGATACCAAGTAGATGGTTCAGTAGTTCCAAACCAAGGTGTCGGTTCACTTGTAGTTTTCTATGGCCTTGATGAAGGATTACTTAATCGCGCAGGTCGTACTATTCGCGCAGCTCACGCATTAGAGCAAGCAGCAGAAACTTTCGCTAAGGAGCCAGTACCGCTACAGGTTCTCAAGTCAAATGGCACTAATCTTCCAGCAGAGCGCATTTCTAAACTTCTCGAGTCATGGCGCACAGCCAGACTTACTAAGTCAACAGCATTTCTAAATGCTGATGTTGAATTGCAGGCGTTGGGCATCGATCCAGCCAAATTACAGCTGAACGAGGCTCGTCAGTACGTCGCGTTGGAATTGGCTCGCGCCTGCAACCTTCCTGCTTACTTTGTCAGCGCAGAAGCATCGAGCATGACCTATAGCAACAGCGTTTCAGAGCGTCGCTCACTTATTGACTTCTCGATGAAACCAATTCTTGCCGCTATTGAACAGCGTTTATCTATGCCAGATTTCTGCCCTTCAACTGGAGAAATCCGTTTTAGCCTAGACGAGTTCTTGCGTACAGATGCGCTACAGCGCGCTCAAGTTTATGAAATTCTTAACCGCATTGGTGCGATGAGCGTTGAGCAAATTCGCCAAGAGGAAGATCTAATCGATAACAAGGAGACCCGATGAAGATAACGATGCCAGTTGCTATTACAGCAGCAGACACAGAGTCACGCATTATTGCGGGGCGTATCGTTTCATGGAACGCTGAAGGTAACACCTCAGCAGGCCGCACTATGTTCAAGCCAGACTCAATTACCATGGCTAAAAACACTAAGTTGGTTTTGCAGCATGACACCACTCGTCCATTGGGCAAGCTTATGTCATTCGAGCAAGACGATCAAGGAATCATTGCAGAATTTAAGATTGCTAAGACCACAGCAGGCAACGACGCGCTAGAAGAAGCTGCAACAGGGCTTCGTTCAGATTTTAGCGTCGGCGTCGATGTTGAAGAGTGGGATAACGAAGATGGCGTTATGGCTATCAGCGCATCTAACTTAATTGAGGTCAGCCTTGTTACAGACGGCGCAATTCCAGGAGCCGAGGTCGCCAAAGTAGCGGCTGAGGACACACAAGTTTCTGAGACATCTCAGGAAGAAACACAATCAACCACAGAAGGAGAACAAGTGTCAGACACTACCGTTCCAGAAGTTGCTCCTGCCGCAGAAACGGTAGAGGCTGCTAAGGTTGAAGTTAAGG